GCATTCCCCGACGCGCCGCCCGACATCATCGTCATCGACCCGATCCGCAACCTCTTCGATGGCGGCCCCGAAGGCGGGGGTGAGAACGACAACACCGCCATGATGTTCTTCCTGAAGGACCGGGTCGAGCTCCTGCGCGAGGCGGTCAATCCGGACGCTGGCGTCATCCTCGCCCACCACACCCGCAAGGCCACCAAGCATCAGGTCAAGGACGATCCCTTCCTCGCGCTCTCCGGCGCCAGCGCGCTGCGCGGCTTCTATACCTCGGGGCTGCTCATGCACCGGCCCGACGAGGACAGCAGCGTCCGCAGGCTGGAAATCGAACTGCGGAACGGCCCCGCGCTGCCGGGCAAGCTGATCGACAAGGTGAACGGCGAATGGGTCGAACTGAACCCGCTGAACGAGCGTCTGGTGCGCAAGGAGGTCGGTGCCAGGCTCGATGCCGAGCGGCTGCGCAAGCACGATGTCATCCTCGGCATGCTGCTGGATGAGGCGGCGAGCGAGCGCCTCTACACCGCGATGCAGTTCGCCGAGACCTTCGAGAACCGGGGCGGGCTGGGCAGCAAGCACACCATCCGCGAGCGCCTCAGCGTGCTGGCGACGAAGGGCTTCGTGAAGTTCCTGCGCGACCCCGCGGGGTTCGGCTTTCCCGTCACCCGGTCGCGGTTCGGCTACCTCTGCGTCGAGGGCATGCAGTTTGGCGCGTCCGTCGAGGAGATCGATCCGGCCACCGGCGAGGTCACCACCGAGGCCCGTCCGGTCCTGCCCAGCCACTTCAAATGCCCCCAATCCGGTCTCTGCCTGCAGGTCGAGAACCCCGCCGTCTGGGTCTACCCGGAGGGGCTCGAGGACGACCTAACTCATATGAGTGAGGCCTGACTCATATGACAGCGCCAACTGTGCACTCAATGAAATCAACGGGTTACGGGCAAATAAGAGTTAGGTCCCTAACTCATGCCCGAAGACTTCATGCAGTCTTATTCCGCAATGATTTCAGCCACTTGTCCTCCCCGGAACAGTTAGGTGTCAAACCCCCATACTACGTATGGGAGGGCCACCCCACAGGGTTGGCCACTCCTCCCATACGTCCGGGCCAGCCGCGCGCGCCGCCGTGACGGTCTGTTGTGCTTCCCGATCCGACGACGGCGGCCCCGTACCGCCAAGCACCAGACCGCCGTCGTCTTCCACCACCACAGGCCACCGGCAAAGGAGACCCATCATGGCTCAACCGACTCTGATCCCCAATTGCGACGGCGCAAGGTTTGAATCGCTGCCGCTCGACGCCCCCCGCAACCGCTGCATCCTCGCGCTCGACCTCGGCACCTCGACCGGCTGGGCGATCCGCGGCCACGACGGTCTGATCACCAGCGGCACCGTCTCGCTGCGCCCGGGCCGCTTCGACGGCGGCGGCATGCGCTACCTGCGCTTCACCAACTGGCTGACCGAGATCGACCGGCTGTCCGGGCCCGTCGCCGCCATCTGGTTCGAGGAAGTCCGCCGCCACGCAGGCACCGACGCGAGCCACATCTACGGCGGGCTCATGGCCACGCTCACCGCATGGGCCGAGCTGCGCGGCGTGCCCTACGAGGGCGTCCCGGTCGGCACGATCAAGCGTCATGCCGCTGGCAAGGGCAACGCCGACAAGGCTGCGATGATCGCCGCCGTCCGCGCCCGCGGCTTCAGCCCGGCCGACGACAACGAGGCCGACGCCATCGCCCTGCTGCTCTGGACGATCGAGACGAAGGGAGGTGTCGCATGAGATGGCATCCCCACGGCTACGGCGGCCGACGCCGGGATCCCGAGCAGGTCAAGCGCGAGGGCTGGCAGGAACAGGGCGTCCTCGCGGTCTCCGCCGATGACGACCGTCTCACCTGGCCCGAGCGTGAACTGGTCCGCCAGCTCGGCGAGAAGCTCTACGGCCCGCGCCCGTCCGACAGGGAGGCGCGCCATGGCTGATCGCGAATGGACCGCCGACTGCGTCGCCGATCATTTCGAGGAGGCGTTCCGCACCCTGCGCCAGCTGCCGCCGGTGAAGGCGCAGGGCTACTTCAACACCTGGCCCGACATCGTGCGGACCAGCCGCGAGATCGCGGCGATGGAGCCGCAGCCGATGCGGGTCTGGCCCTCGGCCGCCGCCATCACCCGGCTCGAGCAGACCTTCGACTGGGTGCTCTGGATCGAGGAGGCGGAGCGCAAGCTCGTCTGGTCCCGCGCGGCCCGGGTGCCGTGGAAGCAGATCAGCGGCGAGCTCGGCTGCGACCGCACGACCGCCTGGCGTCGCTGGCAGCTGGCGCTGACCAAGATCGCTGCGCGCCTGAATGCGCAGTGACTCCAATGTGTTGCAACACTTTTTCCTTCGACATCTGCAACATGATCGTGCTATCCCGAAGGCAAGATGGGGAGAGTGCGCTGGAAAGCTCGCTCTCCCCTTTGCGTTGACGGGGGGCCTTCTGGACCCCGGCATCCAGCGAGGGTCCGGCCGGGGTCCAGCCCACGGCAGTTTCCGGTTCCTTCCTCGCGATATTCGTATGCTGGCGGGCGAAGCGCGGGACATCGCCAGCGACAGGGCCGGATTTTTGGGAAGCCACCCGGAAGCCGGAGCCACGCGCGCCCCGCGCAAACACCAATGAACGCTGGCCTTCCGACCGGACACCGCAGGTGGCCGCTGGACCCCGCTTGGAGTCCGGCCCGGCATCCGGAGTCCGGAAGCCACCGGCATCCACCCGCCCGAGGAACCTTGCCCACCATGACGCTGAGCTTCGCCCCGGACGCGATCGAGACCTGGCCGCTTGCGCGCCTGCAGCCCTACGCGAAGAACGCGAAGGCGCATGGCGCGGATCAGGTCGCGAAGATCGCCGCCAGCATGGCCGAGTTCGGCTGGACCGTGCCCTGCCTCGTTGCTGACGACGGAGAGCTGATCGCGGGGCACGGGCGCGTGCTGGCCGCCACGCAGCTCGGGCTGACCGAAGCGCCGGTGATCGTGCTGGGCCACCTGACCGAGGCGCAGCGCCGGGCCTATCGGATCGCGGACAACAAGCTCACCGAGCTCGGCACCTGGGACGAGGCGCTGCTCTCGGCGGAACTGAACGAGCTGCTGGCCGAAGATTTCGACCTGTCGCTTGTCGGGTTCTCCGACGGCGAGCTCGACAAGCTGCTGGCCTTCGTGCCGGAGGGGGACGGGGAAGAAGGTGGCGCCGGGGGCTCCGTGCCGGCGGTGACCATCCCCGAACCGCCGCGCAATCCTGCGTCGCGCACCGGTGATCTCTGGATCCTCGGTGACCACCGGCTCCTTTGCGGCGACAGCACCAGCGCTGCCGATGTGCGCCGTCTGATGAATGGCGAGCGGGCGATCCTGTTCGCGACCGACCCGCCATACCTCGTCGACTACGACGGCTCGAACCATCCGACCCGCAACAAGGACTGGTCGGCGTCCTACGGCACGACCTGGGACGACAGTTCGCAGGGGGCCGAGCTTTACGATGGATTCATCGCGGCGGCCGTGGCCGAGGCCATCACCGAGGACGCCGCCTGGTACTGCTGGCACGCCTCCCGCCGACAGGCGATGCTGGAAGCCTGCTGGGAAAAGGCGGGCGCCTTCGTGCATCAGCAAATCATCTGGGTGAAGGACCGGGGCGTCCTGACCCGGTCCCACTACCTCTGGAAGCACGAACCCTGTTTCATGGGATGGCGCCGCCCGAACCGCCCGCCGAAGGTGGCCGAGGAAACCCTGCCATCGACGTGGGCGCTGCCGAGTTTCGCCAAGGATGACCGGCCCGACCATCCGACGCCGAAACCGCTCGACGCCTTCGGCATCCCGATGCGCCAGCATGTTGCGCGCGGTGGGCTTTGCTACGAGCCCTTCTCGGGCTCCGGCTCGCAGATCATGGCGGGCGAGGCCAACAACCGTCGCGTCTTCGCGATGGAGATCAGCCCGGCCTATGTCGATGTGGCCGTGGAACGCTGGCAAGCCGACACAGGTCGAGAGGCAATCCTCGATGGCGATGGCCGGACCTTCGCGCAGGTGAAAACCGAGAGGCTGGGCGACGACGCCGCACCCCCGGCCGATCCCCTGGCTACGGACACCGCCCCCGAACCCGCGCGAAAGCGCAAGACCGCCGCGTGACATGCATGACCTGGCTTTACCTTCCTCCGGATGCGCTTCCGGAGCCGGAGACGCATGCCTCTTCGGCCTCTCCCTCTGCTCCGGCGCGGGCGGGCTCGACCTCGGGCTCACCATCGCCATCCCCGGATATCGTGCTGTGGGCCATGTCGAACGGGAAACCTACGCCGCAGCCACTCTCGTGGCGCGGATGGAAGACGCGTCCCTGGATCAGGCTGTTGTCTGGGACGATGTTGGAACCTTCGACGGCCGCCCTTGGCGCGGCGCGGTGGACATCGTCACTGCGGGCTATCCGTGCCAGCCGTTCTCGGTCGCGGGCAAGCGCCGCGGCGCGGACGACCCGCGCCACCTCTGGCCGCATGTCGCCCGCATCATCGGGGAATGCGAGCCGCCCTTCGTCTTCCTCGAGAATGTCGCCCATCATCTCCACCTCGGCTTCCCCGAAGTCGCCAGCGGATTGGTCGGCATGGGCTACCGCCTTGCGGCAGGCCTCTTCACTGCGGCGGAAGTCGGCGCGCCCCACAAGCGCGAGCGGCTGTTCATCCTCGCCATCCGCGAGGGGGACGAGCTGGCCGACCCCGCGCGCCTGCTCTGGCACCCGGTCGAGTGGCGGGAACCGGACCGAACTGCTGCGCCTCTGGCCGACGCCGAGGGCCAGCGCCAACGAGAACCGGCAGACGAAGCCAACGCCGTCGCAGGCAGCGGGCCAGCACGGCATGAACCTGGCGACCACGGCTGCGATGTGGCCCACGCCGATGGCGAACGATGGGTGCAAGCCGAGCGCGGGCAACCGGCGGACAGCGGACCTGACCCATTCGGCTGGGATGTGGATGACGCCGACGGCCCGCGATCACAAGGATGGCGCGACGAGCCTTGCCAACACGCCGGTGAACGGCCTGCTTGGCCGCCAGGTCCTGGTGACGCCAATGGCTGGGAGCGATACCTCCGAGCCGCGCCGGACCTTGAACCCGCTGTTCGTCGAGGCGCTGATGGGCTGGCCCACCGGGTGGACCGGCTTCGCCTCTGTGGCAATGGCGTGGTCCCGCTGGTTGCGGCGCATGCGCTGCGAACTCTCGCGGCTGAACTGCTGGCCGATGGATGAGGCGGCGACATGAAGCAGTCCCGCCTCATGTCGCTGGTGGAGTCCGTCGCCAACGTCATCGTGGGCTACGGCGTCGCCGTGGTCACGCAGATCCTGATCTTCCCGATCTTCGGCCTGCACACGACGCTGGCGCAGAACCTGAAGATGGGCGCCATCTTCACTATTGTGTCGATAGCGCGTTCCTTCGCGTTGCGGCGGGTGTTCGAGGCGATCCGATGCGCCATGGACAAGGAACACCAACGTTAGGCCGACACCACCAAGCGGTTTCGAAGTTGCCGCTATACCATTCAGATCCTATGGTTTCTCCGAGTTGGAGACGGCGGCTGATCTAATTTGCCGCCGCGGGATTTGGGATTGAGATTGTAGTGCTGCAGAACCAAGAAGAAGGAAGTAGCGACGCCGCCGACTTGCTTCCAGACGGCCTAGAGGCGTTGCGGCGAGAGCTCGGCCTCGGAGATGTGATGGGGTTGATCGAGAGGACTGCGCGATGGGTCGATCCGCGAACATTCGAGTATCTTCCCGTCTGGTATCCAGAACACGCGAGGCGAGCCCTGTTCTATAAGGCGAACTGGTCCGAGCCGCAGATGAACCGTAATCGGCAGACGGGCGCGATCATCCACAAATTCGAAGGAAACATTCACGCGAACAAGGCTCTGACGCTAGCACTGGGCCTTCGAGCCGGGGAACGGCCGAACTGGTCATGCTGCCATATATGGGGTGTGGATGATGCCGCTTATCAGATCAGCAATGCCGTGGTGCAGGATCGGCGCTTCTTTTCCTGCGTGGCGAACATGGTCCTTCTCCCCACGCCGCTAAAGGCATTCACGGACGTCATGACCGAAGTAAAGATGATGCTGCGCGTATGCGCGTTGCAACTCTACGGTTGGTCTTGTGATCATGAGGAGGTCGCAGACAACGCGCGGCAGGTGGCGGAATGGTCGGATTGGGGCGCTTACCCGGAGAGCTGGCCGAAGCCTGATCGGCCCTCGCTCCCTCTCGGCACGGCCAAGTTCTCGGCGCGGATCAAGGACGCGGCAGACCGCAGGAAGGCCGCCATTCGCAAGGATCTAGCATCCGCTGGCCCGCACTATCCTCGGGATGATGTCCGCAAGGTTCTCGGCTACTGGAACATTTCGCTTTGAGACAAAGAAGCCGCCGCCCCGAGGGACGGCGGCAGTTCGACTGGCGTGGCGCGCGACGCTAACCGCGCGGCAGGCTATAGACCCGCCCCCGATCCTCGACCTTCTCCGAGGTCACCTCGAGCCCGAGTTTCTTCTTCAGCGCCCCGGCCATCGCGCCGCGCACCGTATGCGACTGCCAGCCCGTCGCGGCCATGATCTCCTCGATGGTCGCGCCGTCCGGCGCGCGCAGCATGGCGATCAGTGTGGCCTGTTTCGTGCCCTCGCGCGGTGTGCGCGTCTTGGGCGCAGCCTTCGGTTCGGTGGGGCTGTCCGGCGCGGCCTCCTCGGTCGGCGCGTCCGTAGCGCCCGCAGACGCGGGGTTCGCGTCCTCGGGTTCGATGCCGATGGCGGCGAGGCCTGCGTCGGTGGCGACCAGCGTGACGCCGTGGCCGTCGCCGGTCTCGCGCCACATGGACTCGCCCTTTCGCATGTCCGCGTCCACCTCCTGCAGGAACCCCTTCGCGAGCATCGCGCCGACCACCTTGGCGGCGGCGCCGCCGCGCAGGCTCTCGGGCAGCGGCAGGGCGATGTGCTCGGGCCGCTGTGCGGCGGCGCTGAGGATGATGGCTTGGGTGTCGGAAAGCTCGGTCATCGTCGTCTCCCGTATCGGGGCGCGCGGGATGCGGGCCCTTCTACGAGGTCGAGCCCGCCAGTCGGCGGGCGGGACCGGGAGCGGGTCGTCTCACTCGGCGTGTTCGCCTTCGCTGAAGGCCATGTCAGTGATCTCGCGCAGCTTGGCGCGGTAGTGGTTCAGGGTGCCGACATGGCCCCAGTTGATCTCGTCGGGGCTGGTCTCGAAATGGTCCGCGCTGAGGGCGGCGAGCCGCTCCAGCATCGCGTCGATCTCGAACTTGGCGGCGAGGAAGGCGTCGAGGGCTTTCGTGTTGTCCGTGGCGCGGCGGGTCATCGTGGTGGCTCCGTGGTGAGTTGCATCGTCCTTCTGAAAGGACGTTCGCTCCGGTCGCGACGCTTATCAACTCGATAAGAACTTGATCTTGAATGATAATCGGAGCCGTCGATGCAGGGCATGAGCGAGCGCCAGTACGCCGCGCATGTCGGCCTGTCGCGGGGCGCGATCCAGAAGGCGAAGACGGCCGAGCGGCTGGTCCTCTATCCGGACGGCAGCATCAACGCGGCGGCCAGCGACGCGCGGCGGGCGGAAACGACCGACCCGTCGAAGACCCGCAAGCCGCCCGCGCCGAAGCTGAAGCCTGTCCCCGAGGCGGCGGTGGCCGCCGTCGGCGACACGCTGCGCGAACAGGGTCTGGCGGTCCCGGCCGTCGGCGGCGGGACGACCTTCCTGCAGGCGAAGACCGCGAACGAGGTGCTGAAGGCGCAGGAGCGGCGCATCCGGCTCCAGAAGCTGAAGGGGGAGTTGATCGAGCGGGCCCGCGCGCTGGCGCTGGTGTTCCGGCTGGCGCGGGAGGAACGGGACGCATGGGTGAACTGGCCTGCACGCGCGGCGGCGCTGATGGCGGCCGAGCTCTCGGCGTCGTGCAGCGACGCGACGGGCCAGCAGATCACCGTTGAGCCAGCCGCGATGCAGAAGGTCCTGGAGAAACATGTACGCGCCCACCTCGACGAACTCGCCGAGGTCCGGCCAGACTTCCGGTGAGAGCGGCGATGGCCTGACGGACTTCGACGGCGCAGGCGAGATCCTGCGCGCCTGGGGCAACGGGTTGCGGCCCGACCCGAACCTGACCGTCTCGGAATGGGCGGACAGGCACCGCATGCTCTCGGGCCGCGCCTCGGCCGAACCGGGGCGATATCGCACGGTGCGCACGCCCTACATGCGCGAGATTATGGACCGGCTCTCACCCGGCGAGCCCACGCAGCGGATCGTGTTCATGAAGGCCGCGCAGGTCGGCGCGACCGAGGCCGGCAATAACTGGATCGGGTTCGCCATCCACCAGGCGCCGGGTCCGATGCTGGCGGTCCAGCCCACTGTGGAACTGGCGAAACGCAACTCGCGCCAGCGGATCGACCCGCTGATCGACGAGAGCCCCGAGCTGCGGGAGCGGGTGAAGCCCGCGCGGTCCCGCGACGCGGGCAACACGATGCTGTCCAAGGAATTCGCGGGCGGCATCCTGATCATGACCGGGGCAAACTCGGCCGTGGGGCTGCGGTCTACCCCGGCGCGCTACATCTTCCTCGACGAGGTTGACGCCTATCCTGCCTCGGCCGACGAGGAAGGCGACCCGGTCACGCTGGCCGAGGCGCGGTCGCTGACCTTCGCCCACCGGCGCAAGGTGCTGCTGGTGTCGACGCCGACGATCCGGGGGCTGAGCCGGATCGAGCGCGAGTACGAGGCCAGCGACCAGCGGCGGTTCTTTGTGCCGTGCCCGCACTGTGGCCATGCGCAGTGGCTGAAGTTCGACCGGCTGCGCTGGCAGAAGGGTCGTCCGGAGACGGCGGAATATCACTGCGAGGGCTGCGACGCGGCAATCGCAGAACACCACAAGACGGCCATGCTGGAGGGCGGTGAATGGCGGGCGACCGCCACTGCCGCCGATCCGACGACGGTCGGCTATCACCTCTCGGCGCTCTATTCGCCGATCGGCTGGCTGAGCTGGGAGCGGATCGTGCGGGCATGGGACGCGGCCCAAGGGTCGGACGAGGCGATCAAGGCGTTCCGCAACACGATCCTCGGCGAGACCTGGGTCGAGACCGGGGAAGCGCCCGACTGGCAGCGGCTTTACGACCGGCGCGAGTGCTGGAGATCCGGCACCGTTCCCGCGGGCGGGCTGTTCCTGACGGCCGGGGCCGACGTCCAGAAGGACCGGATCGAGGTCGATGTCTGGGCTTGGGGTCGGGGCCTCGAAAGCTGGCTCGTCGATCACGTCGTGATCGAGGGCGGGCCGGACCGACACGATGCCTGGTCGGAGCTGACGACCTTGCTGGACCGGTCCTGGCCGCATGAACGCGGCGCGCATCTGCGCGTCGCGCGGCTGGCCATCGACACGGGCTACGAGGCTCCGGCGGTCTATTCCTGGTCGCGGGCGCAGGGCTTTGCACAGGTGTCGCCGGTCAAGGGCGTCGAGGGGTTCAACCGCTCGAGCCCCGTGTCGGGGCCGACCTTCGTCGACGCGACCGAGGGTGGGAAACGCCTGCGGCGTGGCGCGCGGCTCTGGACCGTGGCGGTGTCGACCTTCAAGGCCGAGACCTACCGCTTCCTGCGGCTGGCGCGGCCGACCGAGGAGGACATGGCCGACGGGGCGGCATTCCCGCCCGGCTCGGTGCACCTGCCGCACTGGGTCGAGAACGAATGGCTGAAGCAGTTCGTGGCCGAGCAGCTGGTGACGGTGCGCACCAAGCGCGGCTTCGCCCGGCTGGAATGGCAGAAGCTGCGCGAGCGGAACGAGGCGCTGGATTGCCGGGTATACGCCCGCGCCGCCGCCTGGATCGCGGGCGCGGACCGCTGGCCCGACGAGAAATGGCGCGACCTCGAGGATCAGCTCGGGGCGGCCCCCACCGATAGCGATCCCGCCGGGCAGATCAACCGGCCGGGACAGGCCCCGCAGGGCAAGCGCCGCTCCGACTGGCTCGGGCGGCGGGATGGATGGTTCTGAACATGACCGACTGGACGGAAACCGAGCTTTCGGCGCTGCGCCGCGCCTATGCCAGCGGCACGACCCGGGTGAGCTACGACGGCAAGTCCGTCGACTACGGTTCGGCTGACGACTTGCTGGCGCGCATCCGCACCATCGAGCGCGCCATCGCAGGCACCACACGACCACTGCCGGTGGCCGGGCTGGCGGGCTTCTCGCGCGGGGATCGCTGATGTCGGCGAACTGGTTCGACCATGCCATCGCATCGGTGGCACCGCGCATGGCGGCGCGCCGCGTGATGGCGCGTCAGGCCTTCGAGACCCTGACGCGGGGCTATGACGGGGCCGCGCGCGGGCGGCGGACGGAGGGCTGGCGCGCTCCGGGATCCTCGGCCGACACCGAGATCGGCGTGGCCGGGGCGCTCTTGCGCGACCGGATGCGCGATCTGGTGCGCAACAACCCGCATGCGGCCAAGGCCGTCGCGGTGCTGGTCAACAACATCATCGGCGCGGGCATCATGCCCCGCGCCGCCAGTGGCGACGACACGCTGGACCGCAAGGTCGACGCGCTTTTCGAGCGCTGGACGGCGGAGTGCGACGCCGATGGCCAGCTCGACTTCTACGGCCTGCAAACGCTGATCTGCCGCGAGATGGTCGAGGCGGGCGAAGTCCTGGTCCGTCGAAGGCTGCGTCGGGCAAGCGACGGTCCGCCGGTGCCGCTGCAGCTGCAGGTGCTGGAGGCCGACTTCCTCGACGCCACCAAATCCGGCGCCCTCGGCGCGGGACGGCTGGTGCAGGGGATCGAGTTCGACCCGGTCGGCAAGCGCCGCGCGTACTGGCTCCATGCCGAGCATCCGGGCGACGCCTATGGCGCCTTGCAGAACGGCCTGCAGAGCCGCCCGGTCCCGGCGACCGAGATCGCCCATGTCTACGAGAAGCAGCGCACGCAGGCGCGCGGCGTTCCCTGGGGCGCGCCGGTGATCCGCAGCTTGCGCGATCTCGACGACTACGAGGTGGCCGAGCTGGTCCGCAAGAAGACCGAGGCCTGCGTCACCGCCATCGTCTTCGGTGACGACGAGGCGCAACAGGGCATCGCACCCTCCGTGGTCGATGCCGACGGCAACCGGGTCGAGCAGTTCGAGCCGGGGCTGATCGCCTATGCCCGCGGCGGAAAGGACATCCGGTTCAACCAGCCATCGGCCACCGGCGGCTACGGTGAGTACAAGCGGGCCAGCCTGCACACCATCTCGGCGGGCTTCCGCGTGCCCTACGAGCTGCTGACCGGCGATCTCAGCCAAGTGAACTATTCCTCGATCCGGGCGGGGCTCGTGGAGTTCCGCCGCCAGATCGACGCCGTGCAGTGGCAGCTGTTCATTCCGATGCTCTGCGCGCCAGTCTGGCGCTGGTTCACGGAAGCCGCATGGGCGGCGGGGCAGATCCCGTCGCCAGTCGTGCCGGTCGAATGGTCGCCGCCGAAGTTCGAGGCGGTCGATCCGCAGAAGGACGCGATGGCCAACCTGCTGTCGATCCGCTCGGGCACCATGACGCTGGCCGAGGTGATCGCGCGGCAGGGCCGAAACCCCGACGCGGTTCTGGCCGAGATCGCCGCCACCAACGCCAAGCTCGATGCGCTGGGGCTGGTGCTCGACAGCGACCCGCGGCGGGTCACCAAGACCGGCAGCGCCCAGACAAGCGATCCAGCGACCGATCCGGCCGCCGACGAACCAGACACCGACGACCCGGCCGCCGACGCGGACAATGACCCGGCGCAGGCCGACCAACAGGACTGACCTTCATGGACACGATGATCGAACTGCCGGCCATGCGCCGGTCGGCGGAGCTTGCGCCGAACACGGCCGATGCCGACAGCCGCACCGTCGAGGTGGTCTGGTCGGCAGGCGCCCGCGTCCGCCGCGCGACCTTCTTCGGCGAGCCCTATGACGAGGAGCTGAGCCTCGACCCCGCCCATGTCCGGCTCGACCGGCTGAACGCGGGCGCGCCCTTCCTGAAGGTGCACGAGCTCGACACGCTGGATGCGGTGATCGGCTCGGTCGTGCCGGGCTCTGCGCGGATCGAGAACGGGCGCGGCATCGCGCTGGTGCGGATCAGCGAGCGTGCCGATGTCGAGCCGATCTGGCGTGACATCCAGGCCGGGCACATCCGCGCGGTCTCGATCGGCTACCAGGTCCACCGCTTCGAAGTCTCGAAACCCGAGGCCGCGCGCGAGCTTTGGCGCGCGGTGGACTGGACGCCCTTCGAGGTCTCCGCCGTCGCGGTGGGCGCCGACCCCGCCGCGGGCTTCCGCGCCCAGCACCCCCTTCACGACTGCGTCCTCCACCGCCGGGACGCCCCTTCCACCACGAAAGGACCGATCCCGATGACGGACAAGACCCAGACCCCGGCGAGCGACGCCGCAACCGCCACCACCCAGCCGACCGAGCCGGTCGAAACCGAGGACACCCCCATGACCGAGCCGAAAGCGGCTGCGTCCGACCCGAAGGTCGCCGCCAATGAGACGCGCACCCAGCCGAAGCTTAAAAATACCGATGCGCCTGCTGCGCCCGACACCGAAGCGGTCGCCACCCGCGCCCGCGAGGCCGAGCGCGACCGCGTCTCCACCATCTACGATCTCGCGGGCCGCCTGAACCTCGAGCGGGGCTTCGCCGAGGACCTGGTGAAGCGCGGCGTCAGCGTCGACGAGTCCCGCCGCCTGATCCTCGACCAGGTCGCGGCCAAGTCGGACGAGACCCGGACCTTCCCCCATGTCTCCGTTCCGCTCGGCGGCCGGGATGAGCGCATCACCCGCCGCGATGCGGTGGCGAACGCGCTGCTGCACCGCTACAGCCCGACTCTGTTCCAGCTGGAGGATGCCGCGCGCCAGTACCGCGGCATGACGCTGCTGGAACTGGCTCGTGAAAGCCTCGGCAATGCTGGCGTGAACACGCGGGGCCTGTCGCGCGACGAGGTGGCGACGCGGGCCCTGCATTCGACCTCCGACTTCCCCGAGATCCTGTCCGCCGTCACCAACAAGACCCTGCGGCAGGCTTACGAGGCCTATCCCCGGACGTTCATGCTGTTCTGTCGCCAGGTGCTCGCCACCGACTTCAAGGCGATGCACCGTGTCCAGCTCGGCGAAGCCCCGCAGCTGCTCGAGGTTGGCGAGAGCGGCGAGTTCAAGCGCGGGACGCTGGGTGAGAGCAAGGAGAGCTACAAGGTGAAGACCTATGGCCGGGTGGTCGCGATCACCCGCCAGACGCTGATCAACGACGATCTCGACGCCTTTACCCGGATCCCGGCGATGTACGGCAATTCCATCGCGCAGCTGGAATCGGACGTGGTCTGGGGCATCATCACCGCCAACCCGGCGATGGCCGACGGCAACGCGCTCTTCCACACCACGCACAAGAACCTCGCAGGCACCGGAGCGGCGCTCGATGTGAGCAGCGTCGGTGCGGCCCGCGCCGCCATGGCCAAGCAGACCGGCCTCGACAAGAAGACGGTGCTGAACGTCCGCCCGGCCTTCCTGATCGTGCCCGCCTCGCTGGAGCTGAAGGCCGAGCAGCTGGTCGCCCAGAACCTGGTGCCCGCCGCGACGTCCAGCGTGGTGCCGCAGTCGATCCGGACGTTGGCGCCGATCAGCGAGCCCCGGCTCGATGCCGCCAGCGAGACCGCCTGGTATCTGGCGGCAAGCCCAAACCAGATCGACACCATCGAGTACGCCTATCTCGAGGGTCAGCAGGGCGCCTACATCGAGACCCGCAACGGCTTCGACGTCGACGGCGTCGAGATCAAGTGCCGCCTCGACTTCGGCGCCAAGGCCATCGACTGGCGCGGCCTCTACAAGAACCCGGGCGCATAACCCGCACCCCATCCCGAACCCTGACACACGGGCGGTCCTGACGGGCCGCCCTTCGTCTTTCCACGAGGATCATCCCCATGAAAAACTACGTCCAGCCCGGCAACACCATCACCCTGACCGCGCCCTATGCCGTCGCCTCCGGCGATGGCCTGCTCGTCGACTCGATCTTCGGCATCGCGGCTGGCGCCGCCGCCCTCGGCGACCCCGTAGAGACCGCGCTCGTCGGCGTGTTCGAGATCACCAAGGTCGGCTCCCAGGCCTGGACCGTCGGCGCCAAGGTCTATTGGGACGACACCAACAAGCGCTGCACCACGGTCGCGACTGACAACACCCTGATCGGCGTGGCCGTCGAGGCAGTGGCGAGCAGCGCGGGCGACACCATCGGCCGGGTGCGCCTGAACGCGACGTTCTGATGAGCGCCTTCGCCGCCGCCGTCGGCGCGCTCTTCGCCGATCCGAATGTCGGCCGGGACGCGGTCTTCATCGCCGACGGCGGCGCGCCCCAGCTGGTGCGCGTCGTCGCCCGGCGCGCCGATGCCGTGACCGACTTCGGCGACGCGCGACTCTGGTCCGAGACCACGCGGATCGATCTGCGCGTGGCTGAGGTGCCGATCCCACGCCCCGGCGACCGCATCGAGATCGACGGCGACGCATTCCTGATCCAGGGAGAGCCCGTCCGCGACCGCGAGCTGCTGGTCTGGACCGTCGATCTGAGGCCCGCGTGACGGCCATGAAGCTGAAGCTCGACATCGATCCCGACATCGTCGCGATGATGGCGGCCGAGGTCGCGGCGGGCGAACGCGCCGTCACCGCCGCCATGCGCGAGGCCGGGTCCGGGCTGAAGAGCGCATGGCGGTTGCAGATCACTGGCGCGGGGCTCGGCACACGGCTGGCCAACTCAATCCGGAGCCAGAACTTCCCGAGGTCGGGCGAAAGCCTGGACGCCGCCGCTTTGGTCTGGTCGAAGGCCCCGGTCATCGTGGGCGCGCATGACACCGGCCCGCTGATCCGCTCGAAGGATGGGTTCTGGCTGGCGATTCCGCTGCCAGCCGCAGGCAAGTCCCTGCGCGGCGGCCGGATCACGCCCGGTGAATGGGAACGGCGACGCGGGCTGCGCCTGCGCTTCGTCTATCGCCGCATGGGTCCGAGCCTGCTGGTGGCCGAGGGCCGCCTGAACACGAAGGGCCAGGCGGTGGTGTCGCGCTCGAAGACCGGCCGCGGCAAGGTCACCGCCCCGATCTTCCTGCTGGTCCCGCAGGTCAAGCTGCCGAAGCGGCTGGACCTGGCGCGGGACGCGGACCGGGCATTGGACAGCGTGCCTGGGCTGATCGTGGCCAATTGGGTGGAGGGACGAGCATGAGCGGCCAGAAGGGTCGGGCCTAAGATTCTCCTCGCACAATAGCCAGCAGTCGACGGAACTCGAAATCCTCGGTATCACGCTTCCAGAAGTTGATGAAACGAGCCACAACTTGGAGATTTCCGAGTTCGTAGTGGCCGGAGCTGTCAATGCGATCCAAAGACGGTCGCAATTGCAAGTCTGGACCGTCAAACTGCAAGATAACTCCTGAAATGGCGCACCTATCACCTGTTTCCTCCAGCAGCTCTTTAAGATGGGCGATGAGAGCTTCTTTCGAGAGCCGGAGGTCCTTGTTCTTGATAGTGCGTTCCACTGTCTGCCCGTAGGACTGCTTCGCCGTTTGGTTGGCCTGTTCAGCCATGTTCCAGATCGCGATGTCCCTGGAGCCAAGGTAGTGTCCAGTGTTATTACGTTCCAGCTTGCTCATCCACCAGAGGGCGTCGAGTGTCCACAGGTCCACTTTCAAGTCTTTTGCCAGCCGGAGGAGCACGGAATTGATTATTTCATACCGTTCCCCCTCGGAAGTACCGTGGGGGAAAGCTGGCCATACACCTCGTTCCCGCATTTCGGGTTCGCTGGTGCCGTTCCAAACCCCGTAGCGATCAGGATACGCCAAGAGTAATATGGGTGTGAGAGTGGCCGGACCGGCTCCACTCACCATAGAAAGGGCGGAAACAAATCTGTCCGCGATCGGTTTTGTTTCGTCTACTAGGACGGTTATAGCTTCTCGCAGACTTTCCATATCATCTGTGGCTCGGCGCCCCAGGCGTTCTAAACCTGTCCAGTGGTGATTGTGCTTGAAACTGAGGAAATCCAGATAGTCCTGCTTGGTCAGACTTTGCGGATCTCGGAATATCGGCCCGAAACGATCGAGTACTTCATCACGCTTTGCGACAATGTGACGAATATCCGGCAGACTGAGAGCCTTGTCGACGTTGAACAGCATTATCGAACCTCTCAAGAGTGCGCCTGAACATAACCGTGTCGAAATCAGTGCAAACGCACAAGACGACATTTATTGATGTGATGATCGGCAGAGAACCGTGCCCAGCCCTCGCGAAACCATCCTCGCCGCGCTGCACGCGCGGCTCTCGGCACTGCCCGCCACCGCCCTGCGCGGCGACGTCCTGCCAGAGCGCGTTCCGGCCGAGGGGCTGCTGATCCTGCGCGACGGCGAGCCGGGCGAACCGGAGGTAACGCTGTCGCCGCTGCGCTACCACTACCAGCACCGCGCCGAGATCGAGGCGGTCGTGCAGGGTGCCGACCGTGACCTCGCCTTCGACACGCTGACCGCCAGCGTCGGCGCGGCACTCACCGCCGACCGCACGCTCGGTGGGCTTTGCGATTGGGTCGAGGCGGAAGCGCCGCGCCCGGTCGATCTGCCGGTCGAGGGCGCGGCGAGCCTGAAGGCGGCCGTGATCCAAGTCGTCTTGCACTATTCGACGGACGATCCTCTTGGTGGGTGACTCAGTTGGCGTTGAGACCTAACGGTTGCCGCGAATGGAGCCGCAGCTTCCAGCTGTTCTCGCGAGCGATGACATCTTCAGCTGGCAGGTCTGGCGCAAGGCGTTCGAGAATGCTGAACCGATAATTGTGAGGGTCGCGGCCGCGCAGTTCGCGGTTTCCACCGTGACCATCGCGGGCGTAGACCTGCCACCGACCGTAAATGTTTTCGCGACCGTAGGCGGAGCCGACATAGGCCCGACGATCGCTTTCATCGAAAATGAGGTAGATCCCGCGCCAATCAGCCAGCCGCGCCCGCCAAGACGCCGGTAGCGCCAAGAGTTCCGCGAAGGTGAGATCGATCTCGCGCCAGTTAGGCGGCGGGGCTGCGAAAGCGCTTTCCTCGAGGATCGCGCTGACAGGAAAGATCCCGCGGTCCACCCACCGGAACCATGACCGCTCCGGCGGCGGAAAATCGATGACCAGCCGACCGCGCCAGTGGCTGTAGAAAGGAAGGCGCTCCAGATCGAACTGAAGCTCGGCTCCCACCCGGTCTGCGTGATCGGCTGTGAAACCCTCGTATCCCATTTCGCTGAGGGTAAGGTTCTCCGGAATGCGCCAGAAGGCATCATGGTCGAGCGCGCGCGCCTCGCCAATGCGATAAAGCCCGACGAAGTGCGCTGTGCCGGGCGAGAGTCCCAGGAAGCTCGCCACGAATTCGGCCCGACGCAGGGCGGCTTTGGGTCGGCCGGGGACGGACTGGTAGACTTCGAAAAGGTCCGGGCGTTCTTCGACAATCCACGGCATCGCGTGGGCAAGTCGGGTCTCGAAGGGGCGGTGGCGCAGCAGGACAATGCGCTCTCTGAGGTCTGGGTCGTATCCTTGAAGGCGCAATAGGTCCTTGAAATCCATAGCAGCTCTGCTCTCAGCCCGTTGGGTGCAGCCTAAGCCCAGCGTAACTCGGCAGCAACGCCGCTTTATGTGATCTGCCCAGCGAGGCAAAGAAAGGAGAACACCATGGCACGAGCCCAGGGGGCGCGGGCGCTGATGGCGCTTGCGTTCGAGACGACCTACGGAACGCCGCCCGTCAGCGGCTTCACCCGCATGCCCTTCGCCAGCACGTCGCTCGGCGCGGAACAGCCTCTGCTGAACTCGGAGCTCTTGGGCTACGGCCGTGATCCGCTGGCGCCGATCAAGGACGCGGTCACGGCGGACGGCGACGTCGTGGTGCCGCTCGACGCCGAGGCCTTCGGCTTCTGGCTGAAGGCCGCCTTCGGCGCACCGACGACCACGGGCGCGGAGGCCCCGTACAGCCACGAGTTCCAGTCAGGGTCCTGGACGCTGCCGAGCATGTCGATCGAGACTGGCATGCCCGAGGTGCCGCGCTACGCGATGTATTCCGGCTGCGTGCTCGATCAGGTCACCTGGCAGATGCAGCGCTCGGGCCTGTTGACTGCCACCGCGCGGCTGGTGGCGCAGGGCGAGAGTGTGGGCACGAACACCAGCGCCGGAACGCCCGCCGCGCTGGAGCTGAAACGCTTCGGTCATTTCAACGGCGCGATCACGCGGAATGGCACCGCGCTTGGGAACGTGGTCTCGGCCGAGATCACCTATGCCAACAATCTCGACCGGATCGAGACCATCCGCTCGGACGGTCGCATCGACGGCGCGGACCCGTCCATCGCCGGGCTGACCGGCCGGATCGAGGTGCGCTTCGCCGACCAGACGCTGGTGACGCAGGCGATCAATGGCGAGGCCTGCGAGATGGAATTCGCCTACGTCCTGCCGTCCGGCGAGAGCTTCACCTTCACCGTGCACGCCGTCTACCTGCCGCGCCCGCGCATCGAGATCTCCGGGCCGCAGGGCGTCCAGGCCACCTTCGACTGGCAGGCCGCCCGCGACAGCGTCGTCGGCCGGATGTGCACCGCCACCCTCGTGAACGATGTGGAGACCTACTGAGATGCTGACGCTCGACCTGACGAACGCGCCCCGCTGGCATGACCTCGCGCCCGGCGTCCGGGTGCAGCTGCGCCCGCTGACCACCGCACTGATGGTGGCGACACGCAGCGATCCGGCCGTCGAGGCGGTGCCCGAGGAGGCCTCGGACGAGGAACGCGCCGTCGCCTTCGCCAAAGCGCTGGCGCGGCGTGCCGTGCTCGCCTGGGAGGGCATCGGCGACGCCGAAGGCAAGCCCATCGACCCCAGCCCTGGGGCCATCGACGCGCTGCTCGACGTCTGGCCGATCTTCGAGGCCTTCCAGCTGACCTACGTGTCGAAGGGCCTGCTGCTGGAGCAGGAAAAAAACGCCTCCGCGCTCTCGCCGACTGGTCCTTCGGCGGGGGCGAGCGATACTGCCAAGCCTGCACGCAAGCCTGCCCGGACTGCCCGGCGCGGCTGAACCGACCGGAAACTCCGGAGGGTTGGCAGGTCTGGGACCTGGTCGGCCGTCTCGGCGGCCAGCTGCGCGTGTTGCCCGGCGCGGTGATCGGCTGGGACATGTCGGCAGCGCTGGCGCTCGGTGACGCGCTCGGCGTGCCGCCGCTCGCCATGGCCGAACTGCTGCCGGTGATCGAAGCGGTGATGGTCGCCAAACTCAACGAACAGATGGATCACTCCCATGGCTGAGAAGAGGGTCAGCGTCCGCCTCGCGGCCGTGGGCGGACGGCAGGTGCGCGCCGAACTGGAAGGTGTGGGCGAAGCCGGGTCGCGCGGCTTCGGACGGCTGAGCCGGGAGATGGAGGCGGCGAACGCCCGGCTGGCGGCCTTCTCGCGGCGGGTGCGGGTCGCCGCCGCCGCCGCCGTGGCCGCCGCTGCCGCCGCAGGCGTGGCGATGATCCGCTCCGGCCTCCAGACCGTTGATGCGCAGGCGAAGCTGGCGCAGTCGCTCGGCACCACGGTCGCCTCGATCCAGACGCTGGAGCGCGCGGGCGAACTGGCGGGCGTGTCGATGTCAGGCATCGAGCAGGCCACCAAGGATCTGACCCGCCGTCTCAGCCAGGCGGCCGCCGGGACCGGCCCCGCCGCCGACGCGCTCGACCGGCTGGGGCTCTCGGCCACCGAGCTGATCGCCCTGCCGCTGGACCAGCGCGTCGGCGCGATCAACGCGGCCATCGAGAGCTTCGTGCCCGCCGCCGAGCGCGCTGCCGTGGCAGGCCAGCTCTTCGGCGAGGAAGGCTCCATCGCGATGTCGCGGATCGACACCGCGACGCTGCGCCAGGCGACCGAGGACGTCCTCGCCTTCGGCGTCGTGGTCTCGGAGCAGGATGCCGACCAGATCGAGCGCACGAACGACGCGATCTCGCGCCTCGGGCTCATCTGGCGCGGGCTGTCGAACCAGCTGGCCGTCGCAGCGGCGCCTGCGCTGGAGGCTGTCGCGGACGCCATGGCGGCGGTGGCCAGCAGGACCGGGCCGCTCGGCATCGCGATCCGCGGGCTCTTCGACAACATCGGCCGCCTGACCACCTACGCCGCCACCTTCACAGCCTTCCTCGCGGGCCGCTGGGTGGCGGGCATGGCCGCCGCGGCGCTCTCCGTCCGTGGTCTCGCCACGGCGCTGGTTGTGCTGCGCGGCGCGCTGATCCGCACCGGCATCGGGGCGCTGATCGTCGGCGCGGGCGAGCTCGTCTACCAGTTCACCCGTCTCGTCTCCGGCGCGGGCGGCTTTGGCGAGGCCATGTCGCTCCTGAAGGAGGTTGCCGTCGAGGTCTGGGAGCGGATCAGGATGGGCGCGGCTGCGGCGGGCGCTGCGGCAACGGCGATGTTCTTCGACCTGAAGGCCGATGCCGCCTCGGGCATGCAGAGCGCCATCGAGAGCGTGGTGAGCTTCGGCAACACGGCGGCGAACACGTTCGAGGGCGCCTACGAGGCGATCAAGGCGATCTGGGGCCTGCTGCCGGCGGCCATCGGTGATCTGGCGTTCCAGGCGGCCAACAGTCTGGTCGACGGCGTCGAGGCGATGCTGAACGGCGTGGTCTCGCGCATCAACGGCTTCATCGGCGGCATCAACCAGGGGCTCGAAGCGCTCGGGTCGGAGCGGCGCATCTCGCTGGTGCCGGACCTCGACCTCGGCGAGATCGAGAACCGTTTCGAGGGTGCGGCCAGTGCTGCCACGACAGCGGCGCAGGCGGCTTTCGACCGGGCCTTCGAGGACAACCCGCTGACCGCGCCCGATCTCGGCCTGACCGAGGCGGCGAACCGCGCGCTCGAGTCCGCCAACCTCTATCGCGGCGCCGCGCGCGATCTGGCCGAAGGGGCCCGCGCGCCACTCGAAAGCTGGCAGGCGCTGCGGGATGCCGTGCGCGGCTCCGACGAGGATGGCGCCGATGCGCTGGCCGAGGCCACGGCTGCTGCGGAGCGGTTCGAGACCGCGCTCGACGGCGCCGGACAGGCAGCGACCGATGCTGGCGCTGCCGCAGGCGCGGCAGCTTCCGCCGCCGAGCCGAACGTCGAGACGGCCGTCACCGGATGGCAGGCGGTTTCGGCCGCGCTCTCGGACTACGCCAGCAAGGCGCGTGAGATCGGTGGCGATATTGGCCAGAGCCTCGTCGGCGCCTTCCAGTCTGCCGAGAACGCGGTCGGCCAGTTCGTGAAGACCGGCAAGCTGAACTTCCGCGACCTCGTCACCTCGCTGCTCGCCGATCTCGCCCAGCTCGCGGCGCGGCGGTTCATCCTTGGGCCGATCGCCAATGCGCTCTCCGGTGTGTTCTCCGGTGCGGGCGGTATCTTCGCCAACGTCCTGCACGCGGGCGGGATGGTCGGATCGGCTGGGCCGTCGCGCATGGTCCCGGCGATGGCCTTCGCTGCTGCGCCGCGGATGCATTCCGGCGGCATGGCTGGCCTCCGCCATGACGAGGTGCCCGCGATCCTGCAGCGCGGCGAGCGCGTGCTGTCGCGGCGGGAGACGCAGAGCTACGGCGCGGGTGGCGTCAACGTCACCATCATGGCCCGCGACGCCGAGAGCTTCCGCCAGTCGCGCACGCAGGTTGCGGCCGACATCGCCCGCGCGGTCTCGCTCGGGCGGAGGGGCATGTAATGGCGTTTCACGAGGTCCGGTTTCCCGACAACATCAGCCGCGGCGCGCGGGGCGGGCCCGAGCGGCGCACGCAGATCGTCGAGCTCGCCTCGGGCGACGAGGAACGCAACGCCAGCTGGGCCAACTCGCGCCGTCGCTACGACGTCGCCTACGGCATCCGCCGAGGGGATGATCTGGCGGCTGTGGTCGCCTTCTTCGAGGCGCGCAACGGTCGCCTCCATGGCTTCCGGTTCAGAGACTGGGGCGACCACAAGTCCTGCCTGCCCTCGGGCACGCCTTCGCCGCTGGATCAGCCAATCGGCACCGGCGACGGCACGGTGACCAACTTCCAGCTGGTGAAGCACTACGCCTCGGGCGCGCAATCCTGGACGCGCGCCATCGCCAAGCCGGTGACCGGAACCGTGCGCATCGCACTTGGCGGGGTGGAGCAGCTCTCTGGCTGGTCGGTCGATGCCACGACTGGCGTCGTCACCTTCGGTGCCGCGCCGGGGTCCGGCGTCGCGATCACCGCGGGCTTCGAGTTCGACGTGCCCGTCCGTTTCGACACCGACGTGCTCGACGTGACGCTCGACCTCGAGCGGCTCGGCTCGATCACCTCCATTTCGCTGCTGGAACTGCGCCGATGAAGACCTTCGATCCCGCCCTGCAGGCTCATCTCGACGAGGGCACGACGACGCTTGCCTGGTGCTGGCGGATCATCCGCGCCGATGGCGTGACCTTCGGCTTTACCGACCACGACCGGACGATCGCCTTCGATGGCACGGACTTCGAGTCCGAGAGCGGGCTGACGGCCTCGGAGGTGCGCTCGGGCTCGGACCTTTCGGTCGATGCGCAGGATGCCGAGGGCGTGCTGACCTCGGACCGGATCACCGAGACCGACATCCTCGACGGCCGCTGGGACAACGCAGAAGTCGAGGTCTGGCGGGTGAACTGGGCCGATACGGGTCAGCGCGTGCTGATGCGGCGCGGCGCCATCGGTCAGATCCGGCGCGGGCGGCTGGCCTTCGTGGCCGAGGTGCGATCGCTCGCGCATGTGCTCGGCCAGACGGTCGGGCGAACGTTCCAGGCGACCTGTGACGCCGCGCTTGGCGACGCGCGCTGTGGGGTCGATCTCGAGGACCCCGCCTTCAAGGGCACGGGCGCCGTCGTCGACCTCCTGCGCGACCGGGCCTTCACCGCCTCGGGGCTGGGCGGGTTCGAGGCGGGCTGGTTCACCTTCGGCACACTCGAATGGACCAACGGCGCGAACGCGGGGCGGCGCACCGAGGTGCTCGGCCATGAGGTGACCGATGGCGTGGCGATCCTGACCCTGCTCGAGGCACCGGTGCGCGCGATCGCCGAGGGCGATGCCTTCACCATCCGCGCGGGCTGCGACAAGCGCATGGAGACCTGCGGGGCGAAGTTCGCGAACACCGCGAACTTCCGCGGTTTCCCGCACATCCCCGGCCAGGATGCCGTGCTCCGCTACGCCACCAAGGACGGTGGGCACGATGGAGGCGTGCTGTGATCCCTGCCGATCCGGACAGGGTCATCGAGACGGCCCGCGCCTGGCTCGGCACGCCGTACCACGACCAGGCCAGCCTGCGCGGTGTCGGCTGCGACTGTCTCGGGCTGGCGCGCGGGGTCTGGCGCGAGGTGGTGGGCGCCGAGCCGTTCCCGATCCCGCCCTACAGCCGCGACTGGGGCGAGACCGGCCCGCGCGAGGTGCTGGCCGAAGGCGCGGGGCGCATGATGATCGAAGTGGAACCGGCAGCGGCCGGTCCCGGCGCGCTGGTCCTCTTCCGCATAAAGCCCCGCGCCATCGCCAAGCATGTCGGGATCCTGACCGGGCCCGGCAGCTTCCTCCATGCCTACGAGCGGCTCGGCGTGATCGAGGAGCCGCTCACCCCATCCTGGCGGCGGCGCATCGCCTTCGCCTTCCTGTTTCCGCAACGCTGAGACCCCGACATGGCCACCCTCGTTCTCGGCGCGGCCGGCGCCGCCATTGGCGGCAGCATCGGCGGCGCGATCCTCGGCGTCAGCGCCGCGACCATCGGCGGTTTCATCGGCTCCAGCATCGGCTCGGTCGTCGACAGCTGGATCATCTCGTCGCTGGCGCCCACGCAGCGCATCGAGGGCGCGCGGCTCGACACGCTGCGCATCACCTCTGCCACCGAGGGCGCGGTTATCCCGCGGCTCTACGGCCGCATGCGGATGGGCGGCAACATCATCTGGGCGACGGATTTCCGCGAGGAGACGAAGACCACCACGCAGGGCGGTGGCAAGGGTGGCGGGGGCGGCAAGGTCAAGACGACCGAGTATCTCTACTATGCCTCCTTCGCCGTGGCGCTCTGCGAGGGCCCGATCACCGGCATCGGCCGCATCTGGGCCGACGGCAAGCCGATGGACCTCTCCGGGGTCACCTGGCGCTGGTATCCCGGCGACGAAGCTCAGACGGCGGACCCGTTCATTGCTGCGAAGATAGGCTTGGCCAGCACGCCCGCATATCGCGGCACCGCCTATGTGGTCTTCGAAGAGCTGGCGCTCTCGACCTATGGCAACCGCCTGCCGCAGCTGTCCTTCGAGGTGTTCCGGCCACTCGCGGATCCCGACACCGCCGAGGGGCTGACCCGCGCCGTCACCATGATCCCGGCCTCGGGAGAGTTCACCTACGCCACGCAGGCCATCCGCAAGACCGATGGCGGCGCAACGGTGCCGGAGAACCTGAACGCGCTCGCCGACTCCACTGATATGGTCGAAGCGCTGGACCGGCTGCAGGCCATGGCCCCGGCGGTCGAGAGCGTCAGCCTCGTCGTGGCGTGGTTCGGCGACGATTTGCGCGCGGGATCCTGCAAGGTGCGGCCGGGCGTCGAGGTGTCGGCCAAATCGACCACGCCCGCCAACTGGTCGGTCAATGGCGTCAGCCGCGCCAATGCCTTCCTCGTCAGCCGCGATGACCAGGGCCGCCCGGTCTATGGCGGCACGCCGTCGGACTTCGCGGTGGTGCAGGCGATCCAGGAGATGAAGGCCCGCGGTCTGCGGGTCACCTTCTACCCGTTCATCCTGATGGATGTGCCGCCCGGCAACACGCTGCCGAACCCGTATTCCGACAATGCCGCCGAGACCGGCCAGCCCGCGTTCCCCTGGCGGGGGCGGATCACCTGTTCTCCGGCTGCTAGCTACGCCGGGACCGTGGACAAGACCGCCACGGCCGCAAGCCAGGTCGCGGCGCTGTTCGGCGCGGCCACGCCCGCCAGCTTCAGCGTCTCGGGCCAGTCGGTCTCTTGGACAGGGGCGCCCGTCGACTGGGGTCTGCGCCGCATGGTGCTGCACTACGCCCATCTCTGCGCGGCGGCGGGCGGGGTTGATGCCTTCCTGATCGGCACCGAGATGCCGGGGCTGACCACGATCCGCTCGGGCGCGGCCACCTATCCGGCGGTGCAGGCGTATCGGGATCTGCTCGCTGATGTGCGCTCGATCCTCGGGTCCGGCACCAGGATCGGCTATGCCGCCGACTGGTCGGAGTATTTCGGGCACCAGCCGGGCGACGGCAGCGGTGACGTGTTCTTCCACCTCGATCCGCTCTGGGCCGATCCCGAGATCGATTTCGTCGGGATCGACAACTACATGCCGCTGTCGGACTGGCGCGACGGGTTCGAGCATGCCGACGCGGCCGAGGGTTGGCCCGCGATCTACGACCGGGCCTATCTGCAGGCGAACATCGCGGGCGGCGAAGGTTTCGACTGGTTCTATGCCAGCGCCGCCGACCGAACCGCGCAGGTCCGCACGCCGATCACGGACGGCGCGGCGGCCAAGCCGTGGGTCTTCCGCTACAAGGATCTGCGCGCCTGGTGGTCGAACGCGCATTACGACCGCCCTGGCGGGGTGGAGAGCGGGACGCCGACGGCATGGACGCCGCAGTCCAAGCCCATCTGGTTCACCGAGCTCGGATGTCCGGCCATCGACCGGGGCACCAACCAGCCGAACGTCTTCTTCGACCCGAAGTCATCGGAGAGCTTCACGCCGCATTTCTCGCGGGGCTGGCGGGATGACGCGATCCAGCGGGCCTATCTCGAGGCGACATATCTCTGGTGGGGCGAGGCCGCGAACAACCCGCTGTCCTCGGTCTACGGCGGCCGCATGGTGCATGTGCCCGAATGCGCCGCCTGGACCTGGGACGCGCGGCCCTATCCGTTCTTTCCGGCGCTGACCGACGTCTGGACCGATGGCGCGAACTGGCGGCTCGGCCACTGGCTGACCGGGCGGCTGGGTGCCGTGTCGCTAGCGGCTCTGGTCAGGCACCTTTGTCTGCGTGCCGGTCTGCCCGAGTCCCGCATCGACGTCACCGGCCTCTGGGGCGCGGTCGAAGGCTACGCCATTATCGCGCTGGAAAGCCCGCGCGCCTCCATCACCACGCTGTCGCGCCATTTCGGCTTCGACGCGGTGGAGACCGAGGGCTTGATCCGCTTCGTCATGCGCGGCCGGGCATCCGTCGCCACCCTCGCGCCCGACGATCTGGTGGCCGCCCGCGAGGGCGATGTGCTGGAACTGACGCGCGGCCAGGAGACGGAACTGCCGCAGGCGCTGAAGTGGCAGGTCGCCCGCGCCGATGAGGATTACGACGCGGCCCTTGTCGAGGCGCGGCGGATCACCGTGGACACGACGCGGATCGCCTCGGAGTCCTTCCCGATGGCGGTGCCGCCCGAGGAGGCCGAACGGCGCTGCCGCCGCGCGCTGATGGAGGCGTGGGTGGGCCGGGAGACGGCGGCGTTCCGTTTGCCGCCCTCGCGTCTCGCGCTCGACCCCGCGGACCCGATCCGGCTCGCCCATGACGGGCGGCTGATCGATCTGCGGCTCGTCTCCATCGCCGACGCCGAGGCGCGGGGCATTGAAGCGGTCCGCCAGGACCGGGCCACCTACGATCTGCCGCCCGGCGATCCCCGCGCGGCGTCGCTGACGCGGGCCGTGGTGTTCGGCGCGCCGGATGCGGTGCTGCTGGACCTGCCGCAGCTCACCGAGGAGCAGCCCGCGCATCGACCGTTTGTGGCGGCGCAGGCGGTTCCCTGGCCGGGCGAGATGGCGGTGTTCCGCAGCCCGTCGACAGATGGCTTCGAGCTGCTCACCAGCTTCGGCACGCGCGCCCGGATCGGGGCTCTGGTCTCGGACCTCTACGCGGGGCCGACGTCGCGCTTCGACCTCGGCAATGCGCTGGTGGTCGATCTGCTGACCAGCACGCTGGAAAGCGTCACCGACTTGACGCTGTTCGGAGGGGCCAACGCGCTGGCCATCGAGAGCGCGCCCGGCACCTGGGAGATCGTCCAGGCGGGCGCGGCCGAGCTGCTGGCGCCCGGCCGGTATCGTTTGACCCGCTTGCTGCGGGGCCAGCGCGGCACCGAGGACGCCATGGGCAACCCGGCACCTGCGGGAGCGCGGGTCGTGGTGCTCGACGACGGTCTCGCATCGCTGCCGATCGCCGAGGCCGATCTCGGCATCCCGTGGAACTGGCGCATTGGTCCAGCCAGCCGCGCTGTCAGCGACGAGACCTACGTGGCGCAGGCCTTCACGCCCGCAGGCGTGGGGCTTTGCCCGTTCTCCGTTGGCCATGTCGAGCAGCCATGGCGCAGGCCACGCACGCCCGGCGATCTGACCATCCGCTGGACACGCCGGTCCCGCGCACTCGCGGCGGACAACTGGGGCGGGCTAGAGGTGCCAGTCGCCGAGGAACTGGAGGCTTACGAGGTCGAGATCCTCGACGGTGCAGTTGTCAAGCGATCCTTGACAACTGCCACCACCAGCGCGGTCTACACCGCCGTCCAGCAGACCGCCGACTGGGGCGCGGTGCTCGGTCCGGGCGTCACGCTCGACATCCGCATCTTCCAGCTCTCCGCCCTCGTGGGGCGGGGCGCGCCGAGAACCGTCACGTTGATCTTCTGAGTATCCGTCATGCGCAAGGGGTTTTATCGACCCAGAGGCGGTCAGCTTTGACCAGCGCGTTTGCGGTCTCCAAGAGCTTGCGCATGACGGCGACGATAGCGACCTTTGCGGGTTTTCCGGCTTCGCGTAGCGCGGTGTATTTCGCTTTGAGGTCCGGGTTGAACCGCATGGCGACGAGAGCTGGCATGTAGAGCGCATCGCGCAGGGGTTTGCGCCCACCGCTGATGAAGGACTTGCCCTTCCACTGGCCGGATTCGCGGCAGTGAGGGACCAACCCGGCAAGGCTTCCGGCCTGCTTGCGATCCAGCGTCCCGATTTCCGGCAGGAAGGTGAGGATCGCTGCCGCCACGATGTTGCCGAGGCCGGGGATCGAACACAGAATGTCACGCTTGCGAGCGGTCGCTCGATCCTCGGCGATGCGCTTTGCAATTTCGTCGTTGAGTTCGGCGATCTGCCGCTCGACCAAGGCCACACGGGCTCTGGTCTGGCGCTTGAGAACGGCATTGATCTGAACATGGGCGCGATTGCGCAGGCGCGTGCGTTCCTTGGTCAAGGCGGTTCGTGCAATCTGCAGGTCACGGAGATCATGCAGCTTTTCTGAAGCGGGTGCGTCGGGCTCCAGGCCGAGCGCAGCCCCCATCCGTGCCAGTATTCGTGCATCCACCGCATCCGTCTTGGCGCGGGTCCCACAGGCTTGCGCGAAGCGGCGTGCCTGCAAGGGATTGACCTTCACCAGCGGGAGCTTGCCAGCGAACGCCCTCTCGAAGGCGCGGTGATAGGGTCCCGTCGGTTCGAACACGACCCGGGTCACCGCCAGCTGAGCCAGCCATTTCTGAAGCGCCCGATAGCCGCGCGGGGCGTTCTCGAACCGATGCGCCTCTTGCCCCTCCAGATGAAACACGTCGAGGTGGGATTTGGAAATATCGATGCCGATGGTATGATCCGTCATCTTCGCCTTGTCCTATTCTTGTCATGCGTGACGCAAACACGCGTATCCGTTCAGGCCCAGGGTGAAAGACGGCGGTCGATCCTACTCAGAAACGGTCCTGAAGACCCAGGCCTCCTCGATCCAACCGCCGCCACTGCCCGCCATAAATGGCGTGGCGGGCAGTGGCTCCCTTCTACTCCGGGAACCCGCGAAATTAATAAGACAAGGCCATCCCATGTCCGACGCCACGACCCATCTCCTGCTGCCCTACATCCTTGCGGCGCAGGCCCAGAAGCACATCACTCACAACGAGGCGCTGCGGATCCTCGATGGGCTCGTTCAGCTTTCCGTTCTCGACCGGGACCTGACCGCGCTACCGGGTAGCGCTGCCGATGGCGACCGCTACATTGTCGGCTCCGGCGCGACGGGCGACTGGGCGGGCTGGGACCTGAACATCGCCCTCTGGTCCGACGGCGCATGGCTGCGCCTGCCGCCGCGCACCGGCTGGCGGACATGGGTCGAGGACGAGGCCGTGCTCCTCGTCTGGACCGGCGCTGCCTGGGAGGTTGTGGGCGAGCCCAGCGACATCTCGGATGCGGTCTTCAGCCTCGTGAACGACGCCGATCCCACTAAAAAGGCGGTCTTCTCGCTGTCCGGGATCAGCACCGGCACGACCCGCAGCTACACACTGCCGAACACATCGTCGGAACTGGCGATCCTCGCGGGCACGCAGACCTTCACCGGCAACAAGACCTTCTCCGGCACGCTGACGGCCTCTGGCACCGTCACGGTCTCGGGGGCGACCGCGACCATTGGCACGGCCACGGGCACGGCGACCTACGGCATGGGCACCGGGGCGACGACCACCGGCATCACAAAGACCGTGAACCTCGGCACCGGCGGCGCGTCGGGGTCGAATACGGTCGTCAACATCGGCTCCGCGACTTCGGGGGCGAATGGCACGATGGTGGTCAACACGCCAACCGTGACCTTCGCCAATGCCGTGACGCAGGTTGGCATGCCCCAGGCCAACCTGACCGCGCAGCTTCTGGGCCTCGGCGGGGCGACGGCCGACAGCTACAATCGGCTCTCGGTCAACACGCCCGCGGTGCTCCTGAACAACGCGGGCGCCGGGATCGAAGCGACCGTCAACAAGGCGGCCCCCGCCAACGATGCGAGTTTCGCCTTCAAGACCAACTGGTCGGCCCGGGCGCTGATCGGACTTCTTGGCAGCGACGATTTCAGTTTCAAGGTCAGCCCGGACGGGTCGGCCTTCTACGAGGCGCTCCGGATCGACCGCGCGAGCGGCCGGGTCGAGATGCCCGAACCCGTCGTGCTCCCGGCGGTGAGCGCCGTGCCCACGCCGCCCCCGACCGGAAAGCTCGCCCTCTATGCCCGCGACCGTGCCGGGGCCGGATGGCTCGATGTTCAGCGCCCTTCGGGCCGGTTCTTTCCGCTGCAGCCACATTTCGGGGTCAACAGGATCGCGACCTGGGCGCCGTCCACCGGCACCACGGTCAACACCAACGGCATGCCGCGCACCGCCGTCGGCACGGTTTCCACACCGACGCTCGCCACCACCAACCTCTCGACCTCAATGCGCCGCTGGCGCGTGACCAGCGCCGCCACCGCCGATGCGGCGGCCGAGGAACGCTCGGGCGGCTGGGTCTGCTGGCGCGGGAATGCTGATGGGCTGGGCGGCTTCACCTACGTGAACCGGCTCTCGCTCGTCACCCTGCAGGCGACCGGCATGGGCTTCTTCGGGCTCTACGGGTCCACCACGGCGCTGGGCACGACCCTGACGTTGTCGGCCGTGGTGAACTGCATCGGCATCGGCTTCCAGCGCGGCATCCACACGAACTGGCAGCTGGTCCAGAACGATGCCTCCGGCGCGCCGACGCTCACCGATCTCGGGGCGAGTTTCCCGGTTGCGAGCACAACGAACGTTCTGACCCTGACGCTCCTCTCCGCCCCGAACAGCAGCGAGATCGGCGTCCGGGTCGTCGAGGAGGTCAGCGGGGCGGTGGTCGAGACCATGCTCGACACCGACATACCCGCCGCGACGCAACTCCTGAGCCCGCGCAACTACATGAACAACGGCGCGACGGCAGCGGCGGTCGCTTATGATTGCTCGGGGGTTTATGTCGAGACGGATTACTAA